CTCCGAGGAATGGCCTGTTTCCGTCTTATTGGTCGATCATTGAAAGACGATGACGTTACTGACGTCCTTCGAGAGACTCTGGAATACTGTGAGGATCATGATCTTGATCCCACAGAGACTAAGTTCTATTCGGTTGATTACTCTGCGGCCACTGATGGCCTTAGTTGGGCGTACTCCCGCCAAATTGCCGATGTTATATTCTCTCGTTTACCCGATAAGATCAGGATGACCGCTATGTCGGTTCTCGGATCACACTTTTTGAATTACCCTCTTGACAGTCTTAGGACTAAGAAGATGGCGGCCATGAAGGCTGCCGGTCTCCCTTTGACCCAGGACCAGGAGGACCTTTGGGCAGTCCCCGATGGTATTCAACGCAATGGGCAGTTGATGGGCTCGATCCTTTCTTTCCCCGTGTTGTGTCTAGCTAACCTAGGTGTATACCTTGCTACTCAGCAGAGGTACGCCGATGAACCCATATCTGACGATGTCTTAGATAGGGTCCTCATCAACGGTGACGACATGCTTTATGTCGGAACTCACCAAAGTATGTGGGATACACATGTGGAGATTGGGAAGTCAATTGGACTGACGATGTCGCCTGGGAAGGCTTATCGTCACGATAATTATGCCAATATCAACTCGACGAGCTTTGTCGTCGAGTATGGTCCCGATGGCCCGAAGGCCGTTAGGATCCCCTACTTGAATACCGGCCTATTCTTTGGCCAGCATAAGGTTCAGGGTAAGGTCTCCGATGAGACCTCGGATCTCACTGATTCGACTTCATACGCCGTGATGGAAGAGGTCTGGCGAGGTGCTAGGCCTGGCTTCCAGTGTGATATTCTTGCAAGGTACATGTCATTACATGCCCATCGTCTCGCTGACGAATGCCTTGCCATCCATGACTCCCCCGTTGGGAGGATCTTAATTAAACGAAACCTGTTCTTAGCCGAGTCTGTCGGCGGTATGGGGGTCCGCGCCCCTGATGGTTTTAAATTTGAAGTGAACGGTGACCAAAGAAATCTGGCACGGGCGCTCTGTGGGAATATTCCTACTGCTGTTGTTGCAGGAAAGGATCCCTACGAGCGGCCAGATCTGACTGTTGCCGAACCTCCTTGGATTTTCCCCACTCCCCCTGATCTTACCATGACGGTATTCAGGACTGAGAGGTATCGGGCTCTTCCCAAGGGTTGGCATGATGGGGTTGTTGCGGATTGCAACTGTCCTATCGTCCACAAAATATAATCCAGACCCGCCATGGGGGTCCAATTCTTTAAATTCTCCAAATCCACATAGTTAATATTTAGGAGCTAAGGAAGTTGTCACTGTATATTTCTTATAAATAGACAGCTTTCGGAATGCCGCAGAGACTACACGGAGAACCTCGCTATGTCGAGGAGGATTGGATGTATAGTCCACGATTGCAAGTGAATCCCCTACATGCATAACTCCGCTAAGGGCCGGAAAGGCCCTAAGAAGAATCAAAACAACAAGAAGACAAGATCGAACAAGGTCGCCACGGCGAGCTCTCATCGACCTATACCCCTGCCACTTCCAATGGAAACCAAGCTTTATGGTGCCATTCTGGCAGATCCGTTCCTGGATGCTGGACTCGTTAGTCCCCCAGGAATTCCTACAGCCCCCGCTTTCCCCTCGCGGAAGTGGAGAACGGCTATCAAAGGTAGTTTCTCAACTGGAACCAACGGTACCGGGTTCGTCTACATAGACCCCTACCACACCGTTTTCAATGATGTTCCCTGTGGTTCATATTCCGAGGCCGCCTACGCTGGCAGCAACTTTGTCGGAACAACTACCACCGGTGTTTCATCCTTTAACAACATCCAAAGTCCATACGCAACCGCAACTCTCGCGAACGGCATTCTTGCCCGCTTAGTTGCCTGTGGGATCCGCGTCCGCTACACTGGAACCGCCCTCAATCGAGGAGGTTCCCTAGTTGGCGTCTATACCCGAGACGATTACTCCACCCTATCTAACAGGAACTACTCCGGCGTTCTGACGAATTTTCCATACGTCTCTGCGCAAAGCGTTTCTGAAGAGTGGGAGGGAGCAACCTGGTTTCCGACGAACAATGCTTCGTTGGACTATTACAATCCAGGCGAGATCTTCACGTACAATTGGTACGATTTTGCCTCATTAGGCGTTATGGTCTACTCTCCTAACAGCGTCACCCTCACTTTTGACTTTGAGGTTGTGTGCTTCTGGGAGTACCAGGGCCCTGGTGTTATAAGTCTTTCACCAAGCAGCTCGGATTTTCTCGGGATGTCGAATGTTATTGAAGGCGCCTCTCGTGTCCAGACTGGACCTGAGAAGGGCTGGTTGAGTTCTTTTGTGTCTGCGACCGCGGATGCGATTGAGACCACCTCTGAATGGATGTACAGTCATCCACGGACAGTTCAGGTTTTATCTGCCGGTGCTAGCCACTTACTTCGAAGTGGCAACACTCAGTACCGAGCAATTGAGCTCTAAGGCGATAGTAGTGAGGAAGGGACTCCGCTAATGACGGATGCACGACGGTGCGTAAGGTCCTCACTATCCCTG